TAATTTCTTGCCAAGATATGGGAATACTTCCATCATCCCCAACTATTAAATCAACTAAAGAATTTCCATGAACATCATAAATTTCCCCATATTCAATTGGTTTACCATTAGCAAATTCTGATAATTCTTCAATATTGCTTTTAATTTTTTCTTTTTCCAGAATTGGAATTCTAGTATTATCTGAAGAAATAATAGATGGAATTTTAGATGATTTAAATGACGGTGCAGAAATTATTACAGGAGCAAATTTATCTCCATTACGAGGTAAAATACCATGGCGAATATAAGCTGTTACGCTGCATCTGCATAATGGATGAAAAGGTACTAAATCACCTGCATTCTCTATAAGATAAATCTTTGTTTCTGCTTCTCGACAAATAGCACATACATTATCATCACCCGCAGTTAAAATCTTAACTTCATGTACTCCATAATTAGCATAAGACTGCAAACGACCTTGTGTCATTGCACGTGCTGATTCAGTACGAGCAATCATCATAGCTCTTTGACGAGCAGATAATGTTTTACCCGTTAATGAATGATTGGTAGCATCTAATATTCGCTTAGCTACTTCCGGCATTCCTTCACCAGCAGCAATACCTGCGAATATTTCTTCCTGTATATGGTTTTTCAAATCATCATTAACATTGCTGATTAATTCAAAGTTATATGATTGTAGAAAATGTAGACCATATTTTGTTGCATCGTTATAGTATCGGGTTCTTTTTATCTCATCAGCACCTGCCTGTAATCCTGAATCATAGATACGTGATATGATTTCATCTGCTTTTAAACTGGTATTATGAACTATTTTTTTAATCTGTTCATCTATTTTAGCAAATGTATGGTCGTTGTATTGTTCGTTTTCATAGAAGATTCTTCGTGCTTCATCTGAATCTAACCAATCAATATAGAATTGAGTTTGATTATTAAATCCATCTATGATGCTGTTGAAGTATTTTATTTCGTCAACAGATAAATTAGAAGTATCGAATAATGCTTTATCAAACTCTATGATATCCATGAGAAGTTTGTTTGTGCATATTCTATGTTCACTTGCCGCAGTTGTCATTGGTAATCAGCCTTTAATCTTTCAATAGTTAATGCTTTGCGATAAGTTTGTAATTGTTTTTGAGCATCTGGTTCAGAGTTAAGTTCATTTAAACCATTATTACCTGCATAAGATAATGGTCTATCCCCCCAATCAACAGGGTCAAGACCATAACCTGCACGAATTTCATTAACAAATGTAGATCCATTTCTAAGTTGTTTATCTTCAATAGATGCTCGTTTTTCTTTGTCTTCCAAGTCCATCTCTGTGAATCCAAATAGTTCTTCAAACCCTGAACGGCCAAAGACTTTGTTGTGTGCACCTTCAAATAATTTCAACCAACCACTCAAGTTTGCTTTCACTGTTTCTTTTTGTGATTGACCAGTACCTCCTCCAAGATTACCTGACTCGATAATTCCTGCTTCTGCAGGAGTAACTCCATACATGGATAATGTAATATCCCTCACTAAATGTTCCAAGTCAATGTATTGCATATCTTTATTGCTAGTTTGTGTTTGTATATACTCAGCACCTTGAACAATCAGAACACCGTCAGGATTTTCCTTACGATCCTTTTCTAATCTTTCAATCTCACGCAATAAATCATCATATTCAATATTAAGATCATAATTCATCACAGCTCTAGGATTAATACCATTATTTTCAAAAACGCTGGTATTATATTTCAAACCATACAATTGTAAAGCAAGATATCTAGCTAGTGAATCAATGAGACTAGTTCCCCATTTTTCCCCTCGTATTCCCGGTTCATGGAAATGAATTATCTCATCATTTTCAAAACGAACATTATTATATTTCAAACCCCATTGGTCAGTTGTATAATCATACATCATCCATTCAAAAGGAATGAATTCTAATCCTTCAGGTATACCCTCAAATACTTCATTATAATGCACACGTGCAAAACCATCTCCAGTAACTAGGAAGCTATCTAACATACGTGTAATATATGTTTCAAAGAATTCCCCTGCATATATTCCCATAGGATTTTTCAGTAAATTATTTAAGTAGTTGACAGTTGATGGATGATTGAATGATTCGTCAGGATTAGTAACTTGATAACCCAGGGAGATAACTCTATTCTTTATGACTCTTCTGCAAACTCTTACCCATGGCATATCCCCTGCTTCAAAGTATGTTCCAATGTTTAAACCAATATCTTTTACTCTTGGTTGTAGTGCCCAAAGGTGACTTAATCTTAATTTGTCTGCTTCAGACCTTTTAGGTTCACGAATAGCTGGAAGATTCTTTATTCCTTTAACTATTCTATTGTTTTTCCAATTCATAATTTGATTCTCCGTGGTGCATGATAAATTTGTTTTTTAGCTGTTTTCATTGGTCCACAGATTCCACCACGCCACATATCGGGACAGTGATCATCTTGTTTTAATGGTTTATCTTCTCCACGTTGTTGGGATTGTTTATCCCAACAGTAAGTTTGAGCTTGTTCAATACTGTTCTTACAGTTCACATGTATCTTGAATCTACGGGTAGCTATGAGGCTTTGTATTGTTGCAATATCTGCATTAACATCAGGAGTGTATGTTTTAACTTCCATTCTGATTCTTTTATCTTTTTCACAGGCGGTCTTTAGTGATGCTGCATCGTGAGGTAAATACAATGTATTATTACTATCAAGTTTATACTGGTTTTGTAATGTCACAATATCATCCACTCTTTCATCATCAGATTGAGTAACTCCTTCAACTTCAGCATCATAATATGTTTCATCTAACAAGTAATATGAATTTCCTTCAACAACATCTCTCTTGATACCCATTACCCCAAACGTGGTGACTGTGCTAACTCCATAGTCACAGCAAATATTAATATCATGAAGTTTAGGCCTATATCTGAAAGTGTTTTCAGATTCAACAAATTTATCATAAATAGCTCCTTCAGCAATAACCCATCTTCCAAGGATATATCGGTCGTATTGAAGCTTGCTTGCACTGTATAATGATTTCAGATTATCAATATATCCTGGAGTTAAGTTCAGATTATCCTCGAGGGTGAAATGCCATACTTTAGCAATACCTTTCTTTCGTAATTCAGGATTGTTGATGTATTGTTTATAAATATAATGATAAGGACTGTCAGGGTTCATTGTCAAGAATATTTGTGCCCCTGAAAGACTACACCTCGACATTGCCATTTTGATGGCTGATTCTGGTGCTGTGGCAGCTTCATCACCATACCATCCTGCAACAGTCATACCTTGTATTCTAGCAGTTGCTCCTTCATCATTGAATCCAACAATATAAGTTCTTTTATCTCCAATGTCCAAGTAACCATCATATTTATCATAGTCATAATATAATTTACCATGAACCATTTTGATTAGATCTTCAATAACATTCCGTTCAATAGTATCTCTTGTTTTACCTGTCAGGAGAAATTTATCATGGGGGCTATTTGCTTGGAAGTTTAACCATCTGACATTAGCATTGGTTGTTTTACTTGACCTTACTGACCCATGCAGAATGTTCAGGAATACATCACTATTATCCAAAAAATCTAATGCTTTCTTACTGAATACACCATACTCAAAACTTTTAATGGGCCTTACATATTTCCCTCGATTTTTTGATGGCATCTGCTAATTCTCCAAACCCTTCATTAATATTAATTTCAATATTATCTTCTTCATGTTTGAAGTAATCATTATATATCTTATTAGCTTGAATAGAAATATTTGCAACATCTTTCCATTCAGTTTTCGAATTTGGATCCCTAGCATCTTGTTTAGCCCGCCCAAAAATAGTGGGTAATTCACTAGCTACTTTAGCAACACCCTCCATATTATCTGCAATAGTTTGTGCAACAATACTCATAGTGTCTTCAGCAGCTTCAATTTTATCTGCTTGACTTTGAACTGCATTTTCCGTTTTATTTTTAAGTTCTTGTCTTTTATTCAGTTCAGCTTCAACTCTATCTTCTATTTTAATATTTTTTGATTTGTATCTATTTAAAGCGGCAAAAGAAATCTTTTCATTATATGTGTTTTCCAGCCAACGAGAAACACTTCTTCCAGATTCTCCACATGATAATCGTTTGATTATTTCATTATAATGTGGGCTGGATTCTACTTTATTTTTTCTTGCCATGTTCATGCACATCCAGTTAACTTTTTTTTGTAATGTA